TAATAATTACTTAATTACTCAATCAATAGATATAGATTTAGCACCAGGCGCAATGTTATGGCCTAGAGTAAAAATGGCTGAAGGATCATCACAAAACTTACTTTGGAATATATATTACATAGTTAATTATTGTAAAAAATCATTATAAAATAGAATTATGGCTGATATAAGAACAATAACACAAGAATTTACTACATCTGGATCTTTAAAAAATCCTGAACAAACACTAACAGCAGAAGAACTAAACTATCCCTTACAAGAAACAGTTATCTTTTTACAAAAAAAGATAGATGAGTTAATTACTGAAGTAAATATACTCAAAAATTCTTAATATTATTTACATAAATTAATTTTATGAATTGGATATACAGAGATAAAGAAATCTTATCCAAAGATGATTTTCCTGAAGGAACTTATGGCTTTGTTTATAAAATAACTCATACACCTTCTAATAAATCATATCTTGGTAAAAAAGTTTTAATACATAATAAAAAAACTAAGTTAACTAAAAAAGATTTATTAATGTATGAAGGTGTACAAGGTCGTAAACCAACATATAAGATAGTACAAAAAGATTCAAGTTGGAAAAGTTACTATGGATCTAATAAAGCTTTAATGGAATTAGTTCAAACTGAATCCTTAGAAAATTTTAAAAGAGAAATATTAATTCTTTGTACAACTAAAAAACTACTTACATACTATGAAACTCAGGCTCTATTCACTTATAGAGTACTAGAGAAAGATGATATTTGGTTTAATGATAATATACTTGGAAAGTTCTTTAGAAAAGACTTTGATATATAAGATATATTTCATATATTACTAATATGATAAATGAACTTTTAGTAAGTTTAGTTAATTCTGTATTAGGTATTGGTAAAAGAACATCAAAGGGTAATCATTCATATAATTGCCCTTTTTGTAATCATCATAAACCTAAATTAGAAGTTAATTTCACTGACAACAAAAATGGAGATAATCCATGGCATTGTTGGGCATGTGATAAAAAAGGTAGAAAACTAAGAAGTTTATTTAAACAAATTGAAGTCTCATCAGAATATTTTTCTCAACTTAAAAAATTAGTTAAATCTGGTTATGAAGTAGAAGAGGTTAAAACTGAAGAAAAAATATTAGAACTTCCTAAAGAATACAAAAATATTATAGGCAGCAAAAATATTATATCTAAACACGCCTCAGCCTATTTAAAAAGAAGAAATATAAGTGAAGATGATATATTAAAATATAATATAGGCTATTGTGAGTATGGTCCATATGCAGATAGGGTAGTTATTCCATCTTATGACTCAAAGGGTAAACTTAATTATTTTACTTCTAGGACATTTAAAGAAGACACATTTCAAACCTATAAAAATCCAGATACATCAAGAAATATAATTCCTTTTGAAATGCTTATTAATTGGGATTTACCTATCATATTATGTGAAGGACCATTTGATGCTATAGCAATTAAAAGAAATGCTATTCCTTTATTAGGAAAAAATATACAATCAAACTTAATGAAAAAACTAGTATCATCTAAAGTTAAAAAAATATACATAGCTTTAGATACTGATGCTTTTAANCAAGCTCTTAAATTTTGTGAAGAGTTATTAAATGAGGGTAAAGAAGTTTACTTAGTAGANCTCCCAGGAAAAGATCCAAGTGAAATGGGATTTAAAGAATTTACTAAACTAATTCAAAAAGCTACTCCCCTAAACCAATTTTCCTTAATGGAAAAGAAAATCATGTCAATATGAGTAAAAATGTAAAAACAACTTACAATCGTATCCTTCAGATATCTGATGATGCTAAACAGATTACAATGCCTGATTCTAGATATTATAGAAGAAATGGTGAATATTATCCATCAATTACTTATGTTTTAAGCTACTACCCAAAAGGTAAATACTTTGAAGATTGGTTAAAAAAAGTAGGATACTCTGCTGATTATATAGTTAAAAAAGCTGGTGATGAGGGTACTCAAACTCATGAATTAATAGAAGAATATTTAAAAGGTGAGGAACAATGTTTTTTAAAGGATAATGGCTATCCAAGATATGTTCCTGAAGTATGGAAAATGTTTTTAAGATTTGTTGAATGGTGGGAAACTTATAACCCAACATTACTAGAAGCTGAAGTTCATTTATTTTCAGATGAAATTAAAGTAGCAGGTACCTGTGATTTAGTATGTGAAATAGATGGTAAGTTATGGATTATAGATTTTAAAACATCTAACCATCTACAAACAACATATGATTTACAGACTGCTGTATATGGTAAATGTTATGAAGAATGTTATGGTAAGAAACCAGATCACTATGGTATACTTTGGTTAAAATCTAATAAAAGAAAATCAAATCTAGAAAAAATGACAGGTAAAGGTTGGGAAATGTATGAGTCAAAACGTTCACAAGAAGAAAACTTAGACATTTTTAAGACAGTTAAAAAATTATTTGATTTAGAAAATCCTAATCCTTCTCCATTTATTAATGAATTTAAGACTACAGTAAAAAGAAAAGTGTAATATTTATAACCATGATAAGTCTAATTGAAGTACTTAAAGAAATTACAAATAGGCCCAAAGCTATATTTTTAGCTGGACCTGCTGGGAGTGGTAAATCAACTTTTATTAAAAATAATATACCTAATTTAAAAGTGATTAACATAGATGATACCTATGAAGAATTACTTAAACAAGCAGGTCTAGATAAACCTCAATCTGAATTTACATCAGATGAATTATCTCAGTCTTCTAAATTAATGGGTCAAGCTCGTAAAGAAACAACAGCTAAGCTTAAAGCAGCCCAAGAAAGTTTAGAAAATATTATAATTGATGGTACAGGTGGNGCATCAAATCCTATATTAAAGAAAAAAACTCAATTAGAAGACTTAGGTTATGATACAATGATGGTGATGATATATGTTTCACCATTAGTATCATTAGAACGTAATAGATCAAGAGGAGAAGCAGGTGGTAGATCACTTCGCCCCTCAATTATAGTCCGTACTTGGAATCAAGTAAATAAAAATATTGATACTTTCCAAAATATGTTTGGAGATAATTTTATTTTAGTAAATAATGATCCTGAAGGTGCTGATAAAACTTATAATGAAGAAGAAATAAAAAGTTATTTTGATCAAGTAACAGCAGCTAGAGAATATAGTGATGAAGAAAAAGCTAAAAAAGCTGCTGAACAAGTTGAATTAGAATCTTCAATTAAACAACTACTTTCAGATCTACCAGAATTTACACCTCAATCTCAACTTAAAAGTAAAATAAAGAGATTTCAACAAAATTAATCAAATTTACAGCATGAATAGATTCACAAAGTCTCTACTAGTTGGTTTAATAGAACAAGAAAGTAACACTAAAGCATTTTTTGGTGGTGGTTTTAAACCCCCTACAAAAGGACATTTCTTAGCTGTTAAAAAAACATTAGAAAACTATCCTGAAATAGATACTTTATATGTTGTTGTTGGTAGTGGATTAAGAGATAATATTTCTCAAGATGAATCACTTTCAATATGGGAAATTTATAAAAAATATCTTCCATTAGATAAAGTAGAAATTATTAAATCTCCCTCATCACCCCTTAAATATATTAAAGATTATATAAAAACTAATACTGATCATAAATCTTATGTAATTATAGGTACTAGAGAAGATAATGATCAAGATACAAATGATTTTATTCAACGTAGAGATTTATTTGATAAATATGGAGATCATATTGAAGTAAAAAATATAGTAACAAAGGGTGAAGTTAGTGGAACTAAAGCCAGAGAAGCAGCTAAAATTTCTAAAGAACAATTCTACCAATTTTTACCTTCAGAACTTTCTAATGAAGAAAAACAAACAGCTTTTAATTATATTCAATCAGCTATAAAAGAAGGTGTTAATAAGCGTAATCTTTTAGAAAATAAGTTAACCAATAAAATTAAATCAAAATTAAAGTTTATACTATCAGCTTTAAAACAAGAAAAAAAGGAAACTAAAGAAGCATTTTCTAAAATTATCAAATCTACTAGAGGAGAAATTGATCTAACAGATGAAGATAAAAAAGAAATTGGGAATCAAATGAAAGATGTTCTTAAACTAGCAGGTTTAACTGCTATTTCTGTTGTTCCTGGTGGCACTATTGCTGCTATTTTAATTAAATTATTTAAAGCTGAAAAATTTATTACCCCATCTGCATTCCAAAAAGAAAAAGTAGATGAAACTGGTTTAGAGATAGCTACAAAGAATATGGATGACTATAAAAAGTCAAATAATCCAACAGGTAAAAAACCTAGAG